GCATCTATACCTTGTTGTTGTTGCTCATTAAGTCCAGCAACAGTACCAAGAGCACCAGAGTCATATGCGGCGCTTGCTTGTCCTGCTGCTTTTTCAATATAAGGTCTATACCAATCAGGAATACTTTCTACAGTATCTCCACCACCTCCACCGCCAGACACTATACCTAAACCTCTTGGTGTAACCGCAGGCATGAACGGGTTTAATTCTTTAAATCTCATTTTCTAACTCCATAGAATGAACTACATAGGTTTCTTTATATCTTTCACCTTGTAATCCTTTAAGTTTATTTAGGACTTTTGACCAACCTTTTCTACCATACATTTCAATGCGTCTGCACCCTTGTTCTCTTGCGTAAGTCTCGATTGTATGATGGGCATTTTTATAGGTGTCCCATCTTCCACCATTAATACTTGTTGTTGTAATTAAATGAAGAGATTTATGAGTAGCATAATGATTAATCTTAGTTATACTAACATTTATTATAGTTTCTTCTTCATCAATAACAACCCAACATTGATATCTTGTAGGGTCTTGTAACCACTGTAAATAATCATATGTAGTTGATTCACCTACTGAATGTTTTAATGATTCCTGTATAGCAGGTTCTATTGTTCTCCAATGAACAATAATGCTGCTTGGATCTAAGTGAATTACTTTCATACTTTTTCCTTTACTATAAGAATAATGTTGGTCTTATTGGTCTTGTTATTGTAAAATCGTTTGGGTAATCTAACCAAGCCTGTCGCCAATTACTTATTTCTGTAATTTGTTCTGTAGTTAAATTATCTTTCCACCAACCGTTAACTTTATCTAAGGTTAATGAAAACTCAAAAGTTCTGTCATTACGTCTTGATGATACTAAAGCTTCTTCTGAAGCCTCATTGCCATCCTCATCAGTTATTTTACCAACTGTAAACTCACTATCTAAACCTTTATTAACAGTGCTACCTACTAGGTTATAATAATCAAGGTAGTTACCCTCATGAAAAGTTTTTAACTCTCCATGTGTATCATAAATATAAAACATAGTAATCTCCTATCTTGGGTAGTATATACGGATAAAACCGTTTGTACCATTACCCTGTACAGTGCCGCCTCTACCAGAGCCACCTGCATTACCACTAGTAGCACCACCAGCACCTGCTCCACCCCAAGCGGAGCTAGTACCATTTGCAGGACTTGAACCTGAAGCGCCCGCTCCATTACCTCCAGATTGAGTAATATTTGAAATATTAGTAATACCACCAGCTACAATAGCATCTGCCACAACATTTGTGTAATAGAAGTCTGCATCTACCCAACTAAATGATGAGGATCCACCTATACCACCTGAACCAGAGCCACTGCCTGCAGAAAAACCAGTTCCACCACCACCACCAGGAGCAGTTAAAAAATCTTTATTTCCTGCACCAGTTACTGTTGATGCACCACCAGCTCCACCGGTTGCAACAGCGGCTGCTTGGTTTGGATTAGAAAGAACATATGTACCAGAACCACCAGAACCTACTGAGTAAGTTAGTGTATCTCCTAATTCATATTTTGAAGCAATAGATAAAGTAGCTCCACCACCGCCTCCTGTTCCACTACCTGACACACCTGGTCCATCGTTTTCTTGACGAGTTGCTAACGCCCCTCCACCTCCTCCACCAACTGAGTAAACAATTACCCAATCGTCATCATCAAGTGATGATATATCTACAGTACCTGTGCCTGAAGTAAAAGTTACATTTGGTGTTCCAGGAATACCTGTTATAGTAGGTGAAACAGTTGATCCAGATAACAATAGATCGGTTGCTGCACTACCTCCGCTACCAAATTCTCTAAAAGTTCTTACATTATTTATTAATAAAACAATATAATATTTATCAGTAGATGTCCTATAAAATATAGATCCTACTGGAGCCGTTGTGGGAGGAACATCTTGAACATAAGACAATCCAGCAACTGAGCCATCGTCAGCTTGTATAATAGAACCTTTAATAGTAAGCTCTCCATCTGAAGTATCCCAAGATAAGTAGTTGTTAGTTTTTCCAACTACAAAATCACCAGCAGTTGTACCTGTTGTAAAAGCATTATTTGCACCAACAACAGCCATACCTTCTCCAGATACAGGAATAACATCACTGTTAATTGCAATATTACCTACTTTAAGAGAAGAACCTGCTATGATTGATCCAGTAGCAATATTACCACCATCAATATTAGTTATAGTTGTTCCATTATCAACGAATGAGCCAGTTGCGCTACTGAAAGTAACTAATCCTGTAAAGTTAATACTTTTTATAGGAGTTGTACCAGTAACAGTAGTAGTATTAAAGGGTGCTGTTGCATCTATAAAAATTAACTGAGAGGAGTATACTGAGTTAGAAGAACTAGCTGATATAGTAGGTGGTGTTTGTGACCAACCTGAAGTTATAGAGCTTATAGCGCCAGTTGACCAAGTAATCGTTGCGGAAGGAGCAGAAGGAGCATTAGCTACTGTAGGGTTAGTATATAGTGTTACTTCTGCATATCTAATTGCATCAGTACCATCTGTTCCATCAGTACCATCAACGCCATCTGTACCATCTGCACCTTTAATTAATGCCCACGTATAGTCACTTGCTGTTGTTGAGTCTGTAGCATTAAAGTCTACGTATGTACCAATATATTCTTTGTTAGTTGGTGATTGACTAAATCCACCACCTGAAGAAGTATCTGCATAAGCAATATGCAAGTAAGAAGTGTTACCATTAACTCCGTTAGTTCCCGCAATACCTTGATTGCCTGTAGCACCTTGAGCTCCTTTAATTAAAACCCAAGTATAATCACTTGCTGTTGTTGAGTCTGATGCATTAAAGTCAACATATGTACCAATGTATTCCTTATTAGTAGGTGACTGACTAAAGCCACCTCCTGAAGAAGTATCTGCGTAAGCAACATGAAAGTAAGATGAATTACCATCGGCACCAGCTTCTCCTTGAATACCTTGGCTTCCATCTAAACCATCAACACCATCAGCGCCATCTAACCCATCAGCACCGTCAGCACCATCGGCTCCTGCAGGACCTGTTGGACCTACTGGCCCTTGTGTCCATTGATTACCATCAAATATCCATATAGAAGAATTAGAGGAAGCATATATAATATCGCCTATTGCACCTGGATCGTATGAGTTAGGTGGAGTAGCGGCTATTGTTACATTTCCGTTACTTAATTGTTTAACAATAGCAATTAAAGTATCTCTCGTTGCCTTGTCTCTAATCCCTGCGGGGATAAACACATTAGACATTGTTCACTCCTTTCCTGCGAGTCGCAGTATCATCTTGTACCTGAAGGTATAACCTCCAAATCCATTCCTGTTAATTCAGGATTATTAGCACCAGACATAGCTACTTCTAAATTAAAGTATCTTCCAGTTAATCTATAATCTCTTTTATACCCTGATCCGATAGAGGGATCAAAGGTTCTTTTATACTTATTATCTCTGCTTGCAAATGCTAAGTTAAATTGAGCATCAACAGTATTAGTGTCATTTAAGCTACTAGATGTAATAGCAGTAGTATTAAATATATTAGTACTCATAGGGTATACTGCAGTTATTCTCTTAGTTATATTAGGGTTACCTAAGTCTTGTTTTAAAAATCTAGCATAACCATCTGTAACTAAAGTATTACCTAGTAAAAATATACCTCCAGTTCCAAAACCGTAAATATAAAGTTGACCATTAATTTCTCCTTCAGTTATACCTTTAAGATTATTAATAGTTCTTTTATACCAAGTGTCACTAGAATAATTATATACATAAGCAAAATTACAACCTGTACCACTACGGTTTGTGCCATCGTGTTCTTTTAAAGCACTATAACACACCCATACTTCCTTGTCTCTAGTGTTTCTGAAAGTAAAAGTCCTATCTCTGTGTGCAGGATTTACTGTATCATAGATATCTTTTTGTATTCTACCTTGAGATATATCTTGTTTGTTAGGTCCACCATCATGTATGTATATACCGTAGTTACCTAAAACAAAATGTCTACCTCCACCTATATCTTCAAAACAACCAGGACTATATAATCCATCATCATCAAATAAAAGCTCACTTGTTAAATAAAGAGGTGCACCTGTATCTTGATATCTATATACAGAATCATCTTTATAAACAATAAGATAAGGACCTAATTGAGCTGCATCCAGTAGTTCTCCTACTGTTTCAGTAAGTATATCATCGCCTGCCGTGTTAGTAGAAGCGTATCTCCAAGTAACACCGTCAAGAGTATTAATATCTGTTATAGGTGTAGACCAAGCTAATGATGCATTACCTAAATTTTCATTGTTTAAATATTGTCCACTTAAGTTTAATGCAATTAATCTATTATTATATTGCGCCATGCTTTGCGCAGTAACTCTGTCTGCAACAACAGCTTGTGTTGTTTCATCAGTACCTGAAAACCAATTAACTAAAAATTGAGCAACATAAGTAGGTGACGCTTCTGTACCTGTATTTCTTATAAGTATAGGTTGGTTAATACCATCATTACTAATAAGTAAACCATTGAAAGCAAATAAATCTATACCGAACCTAGCATTTTCATCTAAGTTAGTAGTAGCAGTAACTCCAGACAAACTACCTAATGATGTAGTAACATCTTGTGCTACTTGAAATTTAATTGTACCAGAATCATCATATAAATAAGCTAAATTAAATTGATTAGAACCAACAGGGGTCCATTGGGTAACTGCTAATACGTCTCTAGCAGTAGTCCCTGTAGTATTAGTATCAAACGCTGTAGGAAAAGCTGGAACACCTTGAAGAGAACCATCAAAGGATCTCATATTGAGACCCTCTGAAAAATTTTCAGGAGATAATGCCTGTGGTGGCGTATCTGTATTCAAGCCTTTGATACCCAAATTTTGTAATGGTATTGTTGGCATTTATTATTCCTCTATATTAATTCCTATCTGTTTGAATTTTCTACGAGCACAACGTAATCTGAAGGCTCGTAGTCTAGCATTTACTCTTCTCTTTCTTTTCCAAGGGCGAGGTCTAATAGAGTCATTACTGCCATCAGCGAGTAACTTTCCATTAGATTTCACAACCCCCTGCAGTGCATGCAAGCGTTTGTGCCCCTTCAGTATTGTCTTCCTGCTCATAAACCGAGAGTTCATTCCAGTTGATTGACGATGGAAATTGTGCGAGTGATTCATTATATTCTTTTTCCGAAACAGGCTGGTACGGAGCTTGCTGATACGAGTGCTCAGTATAAGGTAAGAACGACACACCTGTTATTTGGTCAAAGTTCTTATATACCCAGGCACCTACATCTAACCACTCAGTGTCTTTAACATATACCGTAATAGACACAGAATGTTCTGCCCAGTTCTGTTTTAACTTCAACCATAGTTTTAATTGCTCGATAGCACTCAACTCATTAGCCATCACAGAACCTTTAGGGCTTTCGATAGGAAAAGAAAACACAGTAGTACTGTCAGGCTTCATTGCACAGGGTTCACTCGGCACACCTGTCTGCTTCATAAAGTCAGTCAATGGGTCCTTATTGTCTCCTCGTACAGTACGGATATAGTATGGTGCAAAGCGACCATGTATTCCTGATGAACTGTTTACAAGTTGACTAACAGTACCCGAAGGCTTAATCGTTGTTATAGAAGTAGATGCAGGTATATTAAGGCGTTTAGCCCACTCTACGTTTACTTTAATAGCGTAATCACGTAGTTCCTGTATATCTTTTTCTTTAGCATTAAATAGTACTGGACAATCACATACACCAGTTAAAGATACACCTAGTAGACGTTCTTCTTCTGTATTTGAATTCCATACTTTACGTAAATAAGGGAAGTTAATTAATGTAGATTGTAATGTGCCTAGAATCGTTGCACACTCTACTTTTTCTTTAATTGTTTTAAGAGTATCTTCACTACGAAGTACTACTTCTGTTAAGTTACAGAACTGATTAGACCTAAGTGCTATCTCTGCACAAGGGTTAGTTCCATGAATTTTATCAGAATCTCTACGTTCAGGAGCAGTTGCTTGAGCACCATAACGAGAGTATATTCCTCGTTCACCTGAGTTAGATTCAATAAGAGCAGTCCACTCTTTCATAAATGTTAAGCCATCTGGCTTTTGTAAGTATACTGCTGAGTTGTTAGCTAATGCCCGTTGAGCATTGTTTTCCCACCATGCACCTGACTTAGCGCCCTGCATAGTGTGGTCACCTAAATCACTTAAGGATATCATGGCAGACCTACGTACACCACCTACTACTACAATCTCACCTATCTTACACATAAGATCATGACATTCTAATGGGGTTAGTTTACGTCCACCAGCTCTCTTAAATAAAGCGGTTGTAAAATCTATAAGTTCTTTTAACGGCTCTGGACCTGAAGCTCTGCCACCCATTGTTTTTAGTTTAGCGCCTGCAGGTCTTACATCTGAGTAATCAAAGTAATGTACTCTACCTAAGTATAAGTCTGCTATATGCTTACGTAAAGCTTTAGCCCAACCTTCTTTAGAATCTTCTACTCTAATTAATCTCTCTGATACTTCAAAGTGATCGTTAATATATGGTAGTTTATTTACATCAATAGCTTCTACTGAAAAACCTACGCCTGTACCACACATAAGTATATACATTGCCTCATCAAATGCACGAGGTGTATCTATCTTAAGATATGAACAGTTATAGCCAGTAATGTTATTACGTTCTAGAGCAGGACCACTAGCCCACATAGCTCTCATAGAAGGCATAACACCTAAGCCTGAAATGTATTTAAATAACTTCTTGTAAGTCTCATCATCAATCATGTCTTTCCATGTTGACATATAACGAGTTACTGTTTCTTCCCAGTTCTCTCTTCGGTTCTCTGTTTCTAACCATCTAGAATAACGAGAAAGGTGTATAAATGTTTGGTAGTCGGTTATCATCTGTGTTCTCCTTAGATAATGTAAGTTACACCTGTGTTGCCTTAGGTGTAACTTACTTAATAATAGTTTAAGGGAGGGGATACCTCATCCTTTTAATAGGGGACTATGCTGCTTCTTCCTTAGTTTCTTTTTCTTCTAGAGAATTGTTAAGCATAAGCATAAAAGCATCTTTACCTACTTTTAATTGATCAAGGTTAAACTCTGCTGAACCAATCTTTTGTTGTAAAGAGTTTATATGGTTTATAATAGTTTTTTGTTGATCTGTTAGTTGATCTTCTGTGTAGTCTTTTTCATTGATTGTTATAACCTTTTTGTCTTCAGTCATATTAATCTCCTTTAGTTAAATTAAAATTTATTTATTATTTTTACTCTGGTTTAGTAGGCCACGTTATATTGTCAGGAAAGCTTTCTTGTTGTGGGATATCTCGTAAAGCTTGACGATAAGCTAATTCAGAATTAGTTAAAGTACGGTCAGAAACCGCCATCCAATCAGTCTTACTTAGCTCTTGGTTACGAAATTCACGAACTTCATCCTCATTTAACGCTACATGACTATAACATAACACCCATGCACCGTCTTTAAATGTTGGTAAAGAAGCAAGAACTATTTTAAATCCAGTAATTTCTGCAGGTTCTACTTCAACCATAACTTTATAAACATCTTGTTCTTTTAACTGAGAACTTGAAGGGTGTATACCATAGCTAGTAAAGGGGTTGTCTTTACGAAATCTTTCGTAAGTATAAGGTATAGGTTGCCCGTCTATTATTTTTACTAGTTGCATCATAGTGTAATAATCTCCTCTGATAATAAGTTAACCGTTGTACCGCCATCTGAAGTTTCAAACTCCAACAAAACCTGGGTGCCAGAAACATTAGTTTGCTTTGTCCCTCTTACAGAAGAAGGTAGAGTTATTGTTGCCGCAGTACCACAAGGCCATTGTTGTATTTTCTTGCTGTTCCAGTCACAAGTATAAACCCTATCACCAGTACTGTTAAATGTTATTCCATGTAGGTTACTCGATGCATATAACTGCGTAGTAGCAGTTAGTATTGCACCACCTTCAGGGGAGGCTGTGCCAACGTCCCAAGCTGTACTTAGGTTATAAGTGACAATACCTCCACCATAGCTATTGTCAACCGCAAACATTTTAGTTCCATCAGAACTAAACTCTACACCATAATGGCTTGGTGTTCCGTTTCCTACAAAAGAATATTGTTTTGAGTAGGCAAAATCATAGATATACCAAGCAGTTGGACTTACATTATACTCAAATATCTTATTATTTGTGCTTACATAAGCTTTAGTTCCGTCAGATTTCCAAGATAAATCGTAAGGGAGTCCAGTTTGAGACCCAATATTTTCACTTCTATAAACGGAAGCAGTACTAACGTCCCACGCTGTAGACAGAGAATATGACCTGACATGGTCTGACGAGTTCCCTACTATGTAAAGTCTAGTACCATCAGATTTGAAAGCAACACTTTGAACTCCGGAATCCCCTGATATATAGAAACTAGTGTCATATGATGCTGTAGTAACATCCCAAGCTGTGCTTAAGTCGTGTTGATATACATAACGATTAGATGTGGTTGCGTCAGTATGCCACATTCTAGTACCATCAGGTTTAAA